ATAGCACCTTGTATGTTGTTAATACCTCCCCTATCTTTAAGGGTTTTAAGATCCCCTAAACCACCGCTAGGAGCTTCTTCCGCTACAACAAGGGGTTTTTCAACAGCGGCAACATCGGTATCGGTAGCGGTTACGTCTTCTTCTTCTTTGTCTAGTTTATTAACGCCTGTTATACCACTACCAACAGCGCTTAATGCGTCACCAACACCTCCAACCATTTGCCCAATATTTCTTGCTGGTTGTCCTAGTTTCTCTGCCATCTCTGCTTGTTTCTTAGATTTATTTGCCTCTTTCTGTGCATCAGCCATGTACCCGTCTTTTACGGCTTGCGGTAACGCGTCGTACTCTTCACGAGTAATGCCAATTTTAGCTAATAATTCATCTGTTACTAACCCACCCGCATCGTACCCAATAATCCCACCTTGAGCCATATTCATAGGAGGACGGGGTGCGGCAGGAAGTCCTTGCGGTTGTGGAGGTTTTGCCGCAGACATTTGTTGTTGTCTTTTTTTATTGCGCTCACCCATAATACCTGCGGTTTGTTTTAACAAGTCATCTTGAGTACGTGCTACAGCGTTCTGTTCTAATTGCTCAACTATAGTTGCAGGGTTTTGTTGCATAGACATTTTAAGTTGGTTTTCTGCCGCAGCATTCTCAGAGGCTACTTTCTGCATAGCTAAAGCCTTTATAAGATCAGGAGTAATTCCTTTACCTAAACTAGCCTTTTGTTCCTGCTGTATTTGCCCCATAGCTTTAGGGTTACTCCTTAAAGCATTGGCTTTTTGATCTATTTGTGCGCCTAACCCGCCTTCTTGTAGCATGTGTAGCTCCTAAAATTATTTTACCCACCGCCGCCAAACAACTGATTGTATAAATCTTGCATCTGACCCATAGTTTGAGTGTACTGGTCTGCGTTGCTTGGGGCTACATATGAAGTTGATTGCGCTTCTATGGGTAAGCCTTGCAGTAACGACTGCATGTATTGTACTTGCTTATAAGGATAATCACGTTCTTCTTTAAATTGCGAGTAATCTGCCGCCATACCTTCAGAAGCAATACCTCGTTGAGTAGCGCCTGCCGCTTCTTGCCTACCTAAAACATCAAACCCGTATTGGTTGGCCGCATTCTGAGCTTCCATACCACGACCTTGTTCAGTATTAAATTGTTCTCTTGCTTTGTCATAAGCAGAGGCGTAGCCTTGACCAGTTATGTTAGCTAAGTTTGATTGTAAGTTACGTGTATTCTCCATGTCCATAAGAGCTTGACGTGACCCACCAAAAGATCCTGCCTGAGTCATACGCCCTGCATTAGCTACGCGGTCTATCTCTGACTGCCGACGAGCCTCATCTAATTGAGGGTTAAGAGAAGCCATTAAGTAAGGGTTCATTCCTGCCGTAGCATCTTCCGCAGTAAACGACTGAGGTGTATAAGCGCCCATGTTTTCAGGAGCAGTTAACCCCCCAATACCTGTAAACGCTTGGTCTTGTAACCCAGAAGTACCTGCGCTAAGTGGGCCTTCATAGCCTTGGTACGCTTGGTTACCTAACGCTTTACCTTGACCTAACATGTCAGTTACATAATCACCTGCCCAGTTAGACAAGGAAGACTCTGTACCTGCCACTTCTCCTAGAGCATCGGGGTTTACTACAGGATCTCCAGCTTTAAAATTAGTCTTTGGAGTCTGATTTTTATACACAGAACCTCCGTAGTTATACGCTTGCGCAATCCCGCCTTGAGCCATAGTAGGCATAAACTTGTTAGGGTCTATCTGTTTACCTTGTTCTGGGTTACCAGTACGTTCCTTTCGTATGCTACTCATCATACCCTGCAACTGGTCTGCGCCTGCATCAGAGTTACCGTTACCTAAGTGGCTAACCACGTCAGCAGGAATAACAAACTCACCATCACTAAGACGCGCTTCTTGTGTGCCGTCAATACTTGCAGGGATCTCGTCCGCCATACCATCTGTTTTGCCCCCTAAATAATATCCTTGATGTGCAGATGCAATACCGCCCATAGCCATACCTGTAGGAGGTACTTTGGGGTTTTGACGTTGCGCTAGTTGTTCGGCTTGTGCTTGTGTAGAAGCCTGCGCTTCGGCTAATGTAGCGGTTTTATTTTCTGGGCGAGCTGCGAATTGTGTGTCTGAGAAGTAGCGTTGGCCTGCTTCTCCGGGCCTACGACCTTCAGGAGATACATTAGGTACCCGTTCACGGACTGCTTGTAGGTCAGGAATCTTTCCTTGGTATCCTACTTTAGGTACGTCTGGTCGAAAATACTTATTAGCCGCAGCGCCTAATCCTAACCCAGCCACTCCAGATATCACATCAGAAGAAATACCTGTTAAGTTTGACGCACCGTCTACTAAATCTGAATACCAGCTCATTTAACTCTCTCCAATTAATCTTATTAATCTATCTGTATCGGATTCAATTATTCCGCCTTTAGCTCTATTAACTGGAGGCGCTCCTCCAAACGGGGTGTACCCTCCAAAAGGGGTATTATAAAACTGATCTTGTTGTTGATCTCTAAATATACTATTAAAGTTATAAGCTGGCCCTATATTTGCCAAGCCCATTTGTTTTGTAGTAGCTATAGTAGGCTGCGCTGCTTGCGCTGCAAACACATCACGAGCGCCTTGGTCAAACTTATTTAGTTGCTCATTCCTATTTATTTGTGTCTGTATTTCTAGCTGACGGTCTGCCTCTAATTGCTGTTCTGTTTCAAACTGCGCTTCGGCATCTAACTTCTGTTGCGCGGCTATTGCATTGTTATAGGCATACAACCCCGTAGCACTAAATTGAGAGTTAGGGTCAAAAGTAACGTCCTGACCACCAAACGACTCTGTTAACATGTTCTGGTCGTTTATATCAATTACACCATCATTATTAACATCATACTGTAATTGTGCATCAGTGGGAACAAAAGGCTCAGAAAGTACTTCCTGTTGCGCAATAACATCAGCTACAAAGTCTATATCTGCCTGTGTAACGTCCTGTGCGGGCTTACCTACATAGTTAGCTACAAGGTCTATATCTGATTTTACATCTGCAATATCGTTAGCAAGGTTTTCTTCAGTAGTACCTAACTGAGCAAGTATGTCTGCTTTAGTTGTTTCAAGGTTACCTGCTACTGTGTCAATAGCCGCTGAAAGAGCGTCATCTCTCTCCATACCCGCAGCTTCGTTCTTAGCAACTTCTTCTAGTATAGCTGTTCTAGTATCTTCTATCTGCCCACTTAAAGCGTCAAAGCCCGCATCGAACTTAGCGCCTAAGTTTGCTTCAGTAGTACCTAGTTGAGTTAGGATGTCTTCTTTAGTCTTACCAAGTTCTCCTGCTACATCTTCAATAGCTTTAGCAAGAGCATCGTCTGCGCTCATGTTCTGGTCTTGGTACTCTTTCATCTTAGCTAAGATGTTAGACTCTATATCACTTACTTGGGTACTTATACCTTCTATAGCGGTAGTTAAAGCATCTATACCAATATTTAACTCACTAGCTATCTCGGCAATAGCTTCGTCACGAGTCATTCCCGCAGCTACAAGAGCATCAATATCTGTTTGCGCATCTTCTATAGCATCTGCGTTTAGATCTATGGCATCTTTATTGTCTTTTAATAAATCTTTTAATTCATTTACGTCTAGTTCTAAATCAGACGCTAATTTTTTAATTGCCGCTTCACGAGATAATCCTCCTGCTATAAGGATATCAAGTTTTCCTTCTAGGCTAGCCGATTGGTTGTCGCCTATACCATCCCCATCGGTATCAAGAGTCTCAGTAGGATCATTAGGGAATATATCAGTATTATCGCCTACACCATCACCATCAGTATCAACGGTTTCAGTACCGTCAGTAGGAAATGCATCGGCATTATCGCCTACACCGTCATCATCAGTATCAAGAGTTTCAGTACCATCTTCAGGGAAAGCATCAGAATTATCACCTATACCATCACCATCAGTGTCAACGGACTCAGTACCGTCTTCAGGGAATGCATCATCATCGTTTAGAACACCATCACCATCAGTATCACCGTCGGTAGAATCTTCAGGATATTCATCAGCATTATCACCTACACCATCACCATCAGTATCAAGAGTTTCAGTACCATCATTAGGGAATGCATCGGTAGCATCAGGTACGCCATCACCGTCAGCATCTGGCTCATATACGCTACCGTCTTCGTTATATAATCCAGATAAAGTTTCACCATCTTCACCAACTAATTCAAATATTCCATCACCATTAAGATCAATAAAATCTCCGGGAGTATAGGTAGTAGTAGTAGTATCAGGATTAGGTTTGACATCAGGGTTATCTAAAGGGTTATAAGGAGCAACAGTGCCACTATCATCCCAAGGCGCTCTTTGACCTTTAAATGCAGTGCCGTCTTCGTTGTAAGTACCACCTAAAGTCTCTCCATCACCCGAAACTAGTGTGTACTTACCGTCTACATCTGGATGAGGTACTAAAGTATAAGGCGTGTACGTAGTGTCAGTATCAACAGGATCAACAGGATCAACAGGGTCAACAGGGTCAACAGGATCAACAGGATCTGAATCTGGTTCAGTTGTAATATCAGGGTTGTTTACGTCAAAATCTAGTGCGTTAGGTACACCATCACCATCTGAATCGTATTCTCCAAAGACAGTAGTAATATCTAAAGGGTCTGGAGATTGCTGTGTAAGTTCTGCAATCTGTTCTGGCGTTAGGGTTATACCATTTGATAAAGCAAAGGTTTCTATTTCTTCTTGTGTTAACTGCCTAGGGTCTACAAAATCATTTATAGCTGCGTCAAGAGCATCATCCCCATAAGAGTTGCCAATGAAAGCACTCCAGTCTTCTTCTGAGGGGGTATACCCTAACTCGTTAAAGGCAGTCTGAGCTTCTAGTGGGCTTGTATACTCACCGTCATACACATGGTTCATAAGTGCAGAGAACGCCGCAGGATATGTGTCAGGATCTAATCCCGCAGCGGTAAATACAGCTCTAACATCTGCTTCCGATAACTGAGGAGTGCCATCAGGGTTTGTTAAGGTTAATGCGTTATTAATAGTAGGGCTAAAGTTGGCTAACGCATTAACCGTCATGTCTCCACCTGCAACATTAACGAATGACTCGTCCATCCAGTCAGCCATCCAGTCAGTACCGTTTGAATTACCCTCACCAAAACTGGGCATTTCTATTCCTGCGTTATATAACGCAGAGGCTGTTGCTATACTAGTAGAGGTATTCATACCCAACAACCCCTCTAACAAAGCATCCCCTGTCACTGTTCTAGGTATGTCAATACTGGGATCAATTTGTTTTAGTAAGGTGTTTTTGTATAGAGATACTCCTCCGCCCTCTGCGGTTTCTCCCCCAGTTTCTCCTCCTATAGCGGTAAACCATTCTTTTACGTTTCTACCTGTTTTAGCGGCCCATTTCCTAGCTTTATCAGCAAACGATGCGCCTAGTTCTTTTACTGCATCAGCTTTCTTACCGAATATATCTTTTAATACTTTACTGTCAAACTTGTTACCAAACACCATAGTAGAGGCTATTGCGGCTACACCCCCTGCTAGACCTACTTTTTGTGCTATACCCGCAGCAACTATGCTACGACGTAAATCTCCATCATTGGCGTTTAGTTTTGCTAACGTATAATCTTTAGCCGCTTGTTGAAACTGCTCTTTTGTCATAGCACCAGACTGCACTAACTTACTATTAGCTTGTATAACCGCTTTGTATTCGGCGGAGTCTCGTATAGCTAAAGTTTCAACTCTTTCTTGAGTAGCCATAGCATCGTTATAGGCTTCGGAAGTAGTACCACCCACTGCCTCTGCTACGTCTAAAGCTAAAGAACTTCCTACAGTAGCCCAGTTACCCGCCTTGTTTATCTGCGCTAAAGTATCGGCTGTAATGTCTGCTACATCTACCCTACGACCAAGAGCGGAGCTAGTTTTTAGTATACCTTTAGCAGCTAAACCCACCTTACTTGCTACTAAAAAACTAAATGCTTCTTCACCTAACTCAGTTACTGCTTCAAACGAGGTAGATAAAGGAGCTTCTTTAAGACCCCCAAAAAACTCAGCTACCCCATTCATAATTGAGTTGTAAGTACTAGCACTGTCATTCCTACTTTCAACAGTATTCGCTAATAACTCATCTCTTCTCTCAGCGGTTAAGCTACCACTTAGTACAGCCATGTCTAGCTGACTTTTTAAAGCTTTGTATCTAACACTATTTATTGTTTCTTCTTTAGTTTTTTGCTCAAAATACGTTTTGTCTTCAAACTTAGCTTGAAACTCTTGTAGTTTTTTAGCCGACTCATTAAGGCTTTCTGGTTTAGATTCATCTGACATACCTAAAAGATACTGAGATACCTCCGCCAACTTAGTGTTCTCAGGGTGGGTTTCACCCATTGTAAACACGCCATTTATTTGGTTGAGTATATTTCCGCCTGTAGATAATGCTGCGGCTACAACAAACTGATCTGCCTCTATTAAAAAGTCTCCAAAAGCAGTGCCTTCAAACATCGACTCCCCTGCTTTAGCTATCCTCATCTCAATTAAATACTTGGCACCATCGTAAATAGCACTGCCTATTGTTTCGGCTATCAAAGGGTCAACTTCAGGGTCTGTTATGGCTACAGCAAAGGCTTCAGGGTCTTCTTGTCTATAAGTGTCAAGTATTCCTCCTAGAGCATCTGCAAACTCTATAGTGCTACCATCTACACCCGCAAACGACCCATCATCATTTGCTTCAAAAGCACCTTCAGGTAGGTTTATACCCGCATCAAACATTGCTGTTTTAAGGCTAAGAATACACCCTTGTTGCACAGCACGGGCATTAGCTCCCCCGCCTAAGACTACGGAACCAACTTTTATAAGGTCACCAATTCCCAAAAGAGAACCATCGACATTTTCTAAGCTAATACCTTCCGCAGCAGCAGCCATTCCAGCCGTACCATAAACAATGTTAATGTCCGCTAGTGGCCCTAAACTTGTGTTAGGAAACATTTCTCCTAAAGTAGTTGGTATTTGAATAGCGTCAACACCCCCTATAGCAGTAGAAGCAGCGTTAAATCCTTCTATAACTCCGGGAATAGCGCGTAGCCAATCGGATAAGTGTAATGTCTCCCCTGAAATACCTTTAGCCGCCGTGTACAAAAGACCTACTCCGGGAGAAAATATAGCGGCTATAGACATGATAGGATCTAGAAAATCCCATACACTACTCTCAGGTCTAAAGTCATCAGACCTTCCGTTAGCTACACTGTTACCTATGCGTTGGTAAAACTGATTAACGTCTAAAGGATCGTCGCTTTTAGGATAAAACTGAGGTGTCATTAAATCAGTTCTAAGGTCGGTATCTCCTGCACCAGAATTGTCTAAGTATATTTTATCGTTTATTTCTACAAACTTTATTGCGTCTGGATTTTCTACAGGGTCGTAATTAGCGTTAACCTCTTGGACGTATAAACTTTCATATGTGTCTTTGTCTATTCCTCCTGAAGCGTGTAACCCGTGCAAATAAGTTAACTTGTCTTGTAGAGGTAGAAAACCATACATCTCCGCAAAAGCGTCAGGGTCTTCTGATCTAGCTTGTTCTAAGTCAGCAGTGAACTCTTGGTATTTTTCTAAGCCATATTCAGCATTAATAGTGTCAAATACTACCTGTGGCCCTTCACTTTTTACCGTGTCGTAGCCTATAGTAAACGGCATGTCTTCCCACTCAGCGTGAGGCGTGTCTGATAGGGTGTTTAATTCTGCAAATACTTTATCTGGATCTACACCAAGGGCTAAGGACTTTTTAGCGCTTGCCCAAGTTTGACCTTTTATATCCGTACCCTTATCTCCTGCAAGGGGGTTCTGCATACCTTCAAAATACTTATTTAGTATTTCTTTTTTCTCAGGGGTAAACCAGCTTTGTTCAGCTAGACTTTCTCCATTAGGTTGGTAAGTTTCAAAGTCTACTAAGTAACTTGTGTCTTCTAAAACAGTGTTAATGTCAAAAGGTAATTCAGCCGCAGCAGCTACAGCATCCCAATCAATATCTCCTACTGAGGCATCCCAACCACCGCCACCTATGGAATCTAAAGTTAAAAGTAAATTAGCAAAGTCTTCGCCGTAACTCTCTTGGATAGAATCAATAGCAAGAGTAATATTACCCGTTGAAGCATTCTGAGAAGGCATCGAATGTTTATAGGCTTTGTACGATGTTGGAAACCACTCAGGGGTAGCTAAAGCGCCCATACCTAGGAAAGTTTGGCCGGGATACCGTTGCAGAGAATACTCATCAGACCATCGGTCACGAGATACTGAAGATTGCCACTCTTTAAAAGATTCTAGTTGAGATAGAGGAGGCGTTACATAATCAAAAATACTGCCGTCTTCAAGAAAATCCCAGTAGTCATCTTCACCAGTACCACCTAAGTCTGGGTCAGAATATAGGGGATCTTTGGTTTTTGAAGGATCATTTGAATCATCAAAAGGATCTTTATGTTTTGGAATATGCGGCATCTTACGTAATCTCTAATATGCTTGCTACAACGTGTAACCTATTAGCAGTAGCCGCAGTGACTTTTAGTATCTCAGTAGGTTGTAATACTAGAGGGGCAGTTAATAATTCTACAGTAGCATTAGCGCCAATAGCTTTTGTCTTAAACAAACTAAACACCGAACTACCATTAGTTACAGTAACAGTAATTGTATCTGCATTACCAGAGTCTTCAGAGACTAATATAGACTTAACAATGCCTGTAGTTATGCCAACCGCTGTGTACAACGTAGTTACACTATTAGCAGTTAGGTCGAGTTTTGCATTTACGTAAGTATTAGCCATTAGCTCATAAACCAAGTAGAGGCTTCAGATTGCTGATTATACGTAGTGTTGCGAAGCGCGTTGTCTATTTGATTAAAGTAAATACGTAGTATCTTGTTAAACTCTTCAAATTCTTGCGCAACATACTCTTCTGGGGGGTATGGCAGCGCGGGCGCACGGAAAGGTACAAAATATCTAGTTCTGTCTACAGCCATTATCGTCTACCATCAGGTCGCATATCAATTCGGGGAGAACCTAACTGCCAAGTAACTCCTTCGGCGCTAGACTCTATTTTCATAGCCATTTGACGGCCTCGTACACGGGTATATACTTCGCCTGTAAACTTCTCTACAGGTGTTACAGCAGTTCTAGTAATAGCGCCAGTGTTTGATCCCCCCTCAGACAACGGGTTGTTATACCCTGAACCAGAATTAGCTAGAGGTAGCAAAGACATAGTAGCACTAGGAGAGTTTACTAGAGACCCATCAAAAGTAATATCTGGTATCAACCGATGAACAAACATAAACTGGTGCCCATCATCAAGATCAAACTGAGCAGACTCTATAAAGGCTGCAATAGGAGCTGTAGTACCTGTCTCATTATCGTCAACGCCTTCTTCATGGTCAACTAGATTAAAGGTATAAGTAGCTGCTAGAGGGTTGTTTCTAAGTCCAGAGTCTAACCAAGCAGAGCGAGACAAGGTGCCGTAGTACCATACATCTTCTAGGTAGTTATACACCACATACTTGTTTGCTACCGTAGAACTGCTAGAGCAGTAAAACCACCATACTTCGTGATATGACTCTATCGTGCCAGCAAATACCTGTGGGTACTGAGTAACATTAAAGTCGTTAAATATAAACTTACGTAAGTCACATCGTAAAGGCTTGGTACGTCCATCGTACATGTAGAACTTGTCCCTACCCATCCAGTAAGCTACACCGTTTGCATAGGCTACAGCATTTTGTGATGCTATAGATGTGTTCTCACCTACTAACTGCGCAGTCCACACAGCAGGGGCACCTACATACTGTAACGCGTATACAGCAGAATCCGTCCATACTAGTACTTCTTGGCGCGATTGCTTTGCAGCAATAATGTTGGTGCCATTAGACAGTATTAAATCACCTGCCTGATTAGTAGCAGAAGGTGTCCAGTTTGTAGCGTCTTCTTGGTCTGACCACCGTATGAGCATAGTGTTTAGAGCAGATGACCCTAACTCGTTACACCCAAAACAAAATACAAACCTGCTTATGTCAGATACTAATGTTAAGTTTTGAATGGTGGGTACGTTAGATGCGCCACTTAAAGAAGCTAAAGCTACGCCTCTTTGATTTAAGTTGTTTGTTGCGGATGCATCCCAATAGAATAACGTGCCTCCACGAGGGCCAAATACAAGGTCTTCACCAAAGTTGGCTTGACTCCACTGGCGTACTTCTTCTACTGACTCAGCGCCTATACCCCATAGCCCAGAACCCCAAGAAGACGCGCCCCAACCTTGAATAGGTATAGCAAATGCGGGGCCAACATTTATCTGGTATGCCGCAGTAACTGAACTACCACCCCCTGTAGCACCGCTTGAAGCGTTTGAACCCGCAACGATGGTATAAGATGTTGCACTGGCAAAGTCTATTATTTGGAATTCGCCATTTAAGTCCAACCCACCTACAGCATCGGCACCGCTAAAAGTAACAAAGTCACCTACTGTGTACCCGCCAGTAGCGTCAGTAACAACAACATTAGCTGAATTATTAGTAGTAACAAACGGGTTATTACCAAGAGTGGCCGCTGTCTTACGTAAAGGAGTTATGTCGTAGTAGCCTCCGCCGTTCTCAATGTAAAACTTGAGGTTTGTGCCTAGACCTACTAAGTTCTGACTGCCTAGTGTTACCCAGTTCCATATAGATCGACATACACCCAAGAACACTGCGTCAGATATACGCTGCCACCCACCAATCTTTTCCGGCGTACCTTGACGAAACCGCACCTTATCACATTCGTACCAACCACCTTCGTTAGTATATCTAGTGTTTTCGCGGTTAACGCCTGCTTTCAGTGCTAGTTTTTTGAGCGGCATAATCTTTTCCTAGTAACACCAACACATCTGTTCAGTCTTACGCGTGTCTACGTGTACAAAAGTTTTAGCGACCCCTACGGACATTCCCATAGCTGAAGCATGTTTTACAATAGCTAGGCGTTGTGCGCCTCCAGAGACTTTAATGTCAGCGGCAATGCCGGAGGCATGG